CATCAACATAATACGCCGATGTACCATCTTCGTATTTTGCACCCTTTGCGACTGAAGCACCAGTATAAGTTTCTAATGCTGTTTCTCTTGTACCTGTCCACTCTCCATCTTCATCCACAACTACAACGTGTACTTCATCATAGAGAGCACCTTTTGCAGCAGAATGGTCTGTAGTTACTGGTTCTTTATCAAAAATACCAGCATATTCCCATGTTCTTGAATGAGTTTGAGCTGTTGCAGTATTAGTAAATGCAAGATTAACTGTCATTGAAGAAGAATTTGTTACTGCTGTAACTCTTCTTTCTTCACCATTAACCTTGATAATATCACCAGCAGTATATTGTCTGGTGAAAGAAGTGGTGGCTGTGTGTCCAGCAGTTGCAGTTGTTGCTGCAACTGTTGCAACATTAGCAGTAACCGCTACAGTTCCTAACATATTTTTTGATGGTTCTGCAAATGGTGATCTCTTGTAACGTACAGTTGCAGCTGCACTAATAGCACCTGTGTGTGGATCTCTATCTACAGTTCCTGCAGTATTACTTGTAATTGTAGCAACAACAAAAGTATTAGAACTAACAAAAATTACATCTCCGACTCTAAGTTCAGTACCAGCTAATGTACTAGTTCCTGTGAAGGATTTGTCTGTTGCATGAACTGCGTATGTTCCTGTCAAAGCAACGTCTGAGTTTCCAGCAACCACTGTATTTCCAGATGCGAGGTTAGCTCTTGTTGGGCCACAAAGGGAAACTTTAAGACTGTTTCCTAAATCTCCACCCCACTTAGCAGACCAATCACCTTGTGCAGTTACTGGTGATCCTTCTTGTTCTGAGTATGTGGCTTGATAATGTGATGTGTTTGAAATTAAAACAACAGTTCCACTTGCAGAAGCGTTCTTACATGCTGTGTTTGAAGTCCTTACAACATGAAGTGCACTTGAATACGTTAGAAAGTTTGCTGCTGTTAAAAATGAAATATATGTGTTTGCGTCAGGAGATTGAAATGTTTCCACCAATAAATCTTCTGAATCAATCAATTTTACATCATTGACTGGGCCCCATCGGAATGCTCCTGCGAATCCAGCATCTATTGAAGAAATACCGGGCACGATAGTGGTTAAGTCAATTTCAGATGTGTTTACGCCAGGTGATACTTGAAAACCCATGTCATCTCCTCTAATTTTAGTTAATTAATACAAAGTTATCTTATTATAGATTATTTATAAAAACCCCAAACTCTGTATTTTGAATGTTTATTGAGATATAAATACTTATATGAACACGCGGAGGTAACATGAAAGAAATTGAACGCTTTTTAACAAAGATAGATAAAAACACAGGAAGTGGATGTTGGACATGGAAGGCTTCAAAAACACAACAGGGATATGGAATGTTTTCATATCAAGGGAAATCTATACCTGCACATAGGTTTTCTTATCTACATCATAAAGGAGAAATCTCTTCAGGATATATCGTACATCAAATTTGTGGACAAAACTCATGTGTGAATCCAGAACATCTAATAGTATGTACAAAATCTGAATCTAGATTAGATTACAATTCTACAAGAGTACATCCAGATGCTAAAAAATTACTTCAAGATATAAGACACGATAAAGAAGATTCTGACGCAGATTTTGGGTTTGGAACAGATGTTTAAAAATAACTTCTTACTGATGGTTCTACTTCCCAAGTTTGACCTGTATTGTCTGTATAGGTTTCTTCTTCTAGACCATCATCAATAATACCAAATGGAAGCATATCCTGCTCAAACTGTTCTTCATAATCTTCATACATTTTTTGTCTAAGGTCAAGGTCTGTCATATCTTTGAAGTATCTTTGTTGAACCAACCAAGCAAAGATTACTAGTGTCATTGCAAGGTCATCATGTGACCCTTCTTCTGCTTCAAATGAATTGTGTCTAGATGCAAACGTAGTCAATTCAGCAATAGTCTCAAAGTCTGGAACTATTAACTTATCTGTTTCAATCATCTCCTTCAGAGTAGCACATCCTATTCTCTTGAGTTGTTTACTAGTTCGTATTCCAAGTTGAATATTTTTGGAAAAACCACCCCCAATTTGTTGACCTGCTCTACCCTTCATAGAAGTTATCATAACATTTTCATATTCAAGGTCATAATGTAAAGCTTCTGCCACCTGTGAACCCATATCGTTTATTTCTAGTAGAGTGAAGGCAGTATTATACTTCATTCCTACTTGATATATGATATTTGGATATAACATAGGTGAAATTTTATTATCTCTATACTTTGCAACTTGTCGATATGGTATCTGTGAAACATCGAAAACAGAGAATGCTGAAAAATCTTGTCCTTTTCCTTGTGCAGTATCCACAATCATACAGTATGTGGCTTTCTTGATTGGTTCTTCATAAACATCAATATTATTTTTTGAGAATATGGGCTTTTTGAATACCATAGACCTTAATTTTGATGGATCTATAAGAGTGTGAGTCGAGCCCAAAAATTCACAAAGAAACTCTTGATTGAATTGTGTCTCTGAAGTATTTTTGATTGTTTCTAGTTTCCACTTCTCATCTCTACCTGGCACTTGTGTATAGTGTACTTCAATTGGAATGTAGTTGTTACGTTTCTCTTCTGCATCTACCCACATTTTATAAAAGAGATTCATGCCTAGGGGGGTTGAAACGATAAACACTTTGGTAGTTTCACCAGAAGATATGGTAGGATAAACAGAGGTAAAGAATGATTCGGCGATGGTATTTGGAACGTGTGCAAACTCATCAAGAAAAATAATGTTGAAAGAAGACCCTCGGACTGCTGATCCAGAAGTTGCAGATGCCAACATCTTTGAGCCATTTTCTAGCTCAATATTTCCCTTATTCCAAACTGTCACACCCTGTTGAAGAAATTTTGGTAGATGTTCGTATGCCAACTGTAATCGTGACAGAAGTTCTCTGGCAACAGCACCCTTATTTGCGAGTATTGCCACATTAACTTCTGGATTAAATAGGACGTAGTGTAGTAAATAGGATATGATGGTAGTAGATTTGCCTGTCTGTCTGGGCATTTTGCAGATTACAAATCTTTCATCATGAAAATTGTTTATCATGTCTTCTTGGAAATCCCACATATCAAATGGAACTAAACCACGATCAACATTCACAATTTGGACATAATTTTTAATAAAGTATAATGGAGATTCCATACACTTCTTGTACTCTTCAACCGATTCTGGTGTCCAATCTACTTTGACACCTGTACCTTTTAGATTAGGATTTCCGAGGTAAGACTGTTTGGATGCCATCACTGCTTTCTTTATTCATTTTCTTTTACTGACTTTCCTGTTTTAAGAAACTTCTGTAACTCTGCTGTTGAACCTACGAAAAGATTATTGGAAACATTTTTAGGGCCAGAAGCTTCCTGTGAAATATCTTTTTTTGTTTTATGTAAATTTAACAATTCTTTATTCGTGTCAGTAAGTTTCCCAATTAACTGTCCAAAAACTTCCATTGCACGTGGATGTTCTGAACTTTTGGCTATTTCTAACATTTCCTCTAAACCATCTTGTCCACGTTCTATGAGGTTGTAAAGGTTTTCTCTTGCGTACTGGAAATCTGTTTCAATGCCACTATCATCATTTGTGATAACAGGAACTATGCGTTCTGTTTTCACAACTTCTCTCTTAGGTTTTTCTACAATACCTAGAACTTCATCCAAGTGGTCATCTATATTCATTGCTTCTCTCATGATGTTATATCTCCACCAGTTGTTGGATCGTTATATCTACCTTCATCAAAAAATTCAAATGTTTCTGAAAATCCATAATCAGTATCAGCCAGTGCAGAAAGGGGTGAAGGTACAATCGAAACGCGAGATTTGATTGTAGCATCTTGTACACCATCAGTAGTACTTTCATTTACGATTCTTGCCCTACTGAATGTTCTATACGCAGTACCCTCATCAAATCCGTCTAATAGTATATAGTTTCTGGTATCTGGTGTACTATCTTCAAATATGATAAACTCTGCAGTTTCTATTTCTGTATCACCGCCCGGAATTCTAAAGTTAACTTCAACTGATTTAATAATTTGACCAGATGTAACATTTGGATATATAAACCCCTTGAGTGTAAAATCTAAAGTCCAAGTAATAGTCCTTCTAGCTGATAAATCACCTTCGTACTCATCTGCTACACTAGCGGAGTTTAACAAAATAGGAACATCCGCTTTGATGTCCATAGCTGGAATGGTATTGACAGTGAGAGTAAACTCTGGTGTGAAAAAAGGAAGTATCTGTTCTAAAATTTGAGTTCCATCTTCAGCATTCTTAACAAGTATAAACAATTGAAAATCAAAATTGTAAGGAACAGGATTATACATTGTGGTCATATTGGTGGCAGTAGAAGAAGTGTTTGCTGCTACATTTCTACCAATCGTATTCAATTTTCTTACTGAGTCGTAAGAAACTCCTGTCATTGCAAACCCCATTCTTGGAGTTCTAGTCGCTGTAACTTTTCTATCTGCGGAAGTTTCTTGAACAGCAAGTAACCACTTCTGTTTAGGCCCATACGCAAGAGGAACTTTTAATCTTTCAACAATAACACCACTTGAGTTCTTCCTTTCAATATTAATATCATTGAAAAGAGTTCCAAATACTGCTACATATTTTCTTATAGTTTGATGATAAAAGGTAGATCCTAACATTAGTACCCTGTTCCTTCACTGAATGGATTACCCTCTGAGAAGTCAAGTATAGAGTCAGCCACAGTTTCAATTCCTACATTATTTGCATATGAATCAGTTGATATTGCCTTATCATCAAAAGATGATGTAGCATACGATGCACCAGATTCAAAGAATGGTTTACCTTCAGTTGAAGAATTTGGAGTATTTGTTGTACCATCATCTAAAAGAAGTGTAGTATCATCTTCTAATGCTATAGAGAATGGAAATTCAAACATTTGACTATCTGCATCAAAAGCTCCGGTGATATTTCCTATAGTGAGAAGACTTGTAGCAGGATTCCAATCAAAAACTTCTCCTCTAATTGAAGAGTTTGCGTATCCAGTAGAGCCTTGATATACTTGCTCACCAACTGTAAATGTACCAGCTCCAGTACCAAGTGTAAATTTTATTGAATAAGATTCTTCTCTTTCTATCTTATCTAGTGTTTCAATACCAGTATCAATTGCTTCATCGGAGTACTCAAAGAGCTCACAAACTAAATCGAAAGTCTGTAGTCCACCCATCTGATAGAAAACATTCGTATCTTGCACGTGTTTAATCTCAAATAGGGACTCAGACAAAGGAAAGAAAATAAGGTCACCTTCTAGTGGTTCTTTATCTCTATTATCACCTTCAAAATTTAAATCTATAAATCTTCTACGAGAAATTGTGAAAGTAATTTGATCTCTTACTTCTAGTCCAAAGTTGCTTACAAATGTACCATCTCCCTCAAATCCATCTATACTCTTGATGTACACTTCCACAATACGAGCATCTTCAAACTTAGAAATACGATCCTCTCCGTAGATAGAATCTGTATTAACTTGAGTTCTGGGCATGTAATGAACATCAATGCCATAAGATTTGATAGACTCTATTAAGAGACTTTCAACAAGTTTTTGTTCTGGTGTATTTTTTCCATAGTGATTAAAGTAATGATTAGTAGCCATTTATATCCTCTAACCCATGTAGAAGTCATCGGGCAGCTGATACTCTAGCCGTCCTTCAACTTCTAATTTTTCAATTTCTGTAATTGCGTCATCATATAATTGTCTCCCATTTAAAGTAACGCCGCCCGGTAATTGGACACCTTCAAATTTTATAAGATTCATACCCCATTGTCTTTTCATGAGTGCAGTACAGTATTTTTTAAGAAAAATATCACTATAAGCATCAGTATATGTTTCTGGATTCATTGAAGCGTAAGCTTCAACTATAACAAAGTCATCTATTTTAAGATCACCACTCCAATCTATATCGAGGTAAACTCTATCCCTATGACGATTGAATCTGAATCTAGGTAGTCCAGAGAAAAGATTTTGAATAGTAGAGAGGTATTGTTGTGTGAAAACATAGTTTTTCATATCACCAGCTGAACCCATAGTATACAGGTCATTCAACGCGTACTGATAGTTGACTGAAAACATATTCGTACTACCATTCAAATTTTCAGTGAGTGGTATAATTCCTGTAATACCAATGTAACTCTCATCCAAAGAAAGATAATGGTTATCTATATCACCGATAGTTTGAGTTGTAGAAGCATGAACCGTTGCTGTTGCACCACTTGAAGCTCCAGTAATAGTCTCTCCAGCAGTCCATGTTGTTGTAGTATCGGTGTAGAATGTGTTACCATCTCCAACTGCTATGGCATTGGAATTATTTTTTGTAACAGGTCTTGAATATCTTATTGTATTGTTTGAACTAATAAAGTCAGCAAGTGTAGCTCTTAACCCACTCGTTCCTCCCTCAATAGTTTCTCCACCAGAAAAAGTACCAGTTGGTGATGAGGCTAATAGTTGTGTCGAAGCAGTAATTTGTTT